ACTGGGTGGGGGTTTTTTTATGATGTTGACGTAGGTATTGAATTAAGTTAATTCTTATGTCCTCGACGCAGGTCACGTATCCTGCACCTCGATAGTGGTCACGTAGCCACTCCTACGGCGGGTAGCCGATTCGATGTCGCGTCACGTATCGCGTCACCTAGCAGGCAGGTTAAAGCCGAATCATTCATTTTAGCATGGAGAAACCGTATGTCTTACGGCACGAATGCGCCTAATGGTTTTCAGCCCGTCAAGAAACTTGATGGATCTGCTTGGACTGGCGCGACTAACCCTTACCAAATCACAAGCACCTACGCGACTGCATTGTTCCGTGGCGACCCTGTAACAACTCTTGCTGACGGCACACTCGGCGTCGGCGTTGCTGGCGCTACCTGCGTTGGCGTGTTCTGGGGTGTTAAGTACACCGACAGCACTGGCGTCGTAAAGTTCATGAACTACTGGCCCGGCAACCCCGGCGTCCTCACCGGCTCTGTCGTTGAGGCCCTCGTGATTGACGATCCAAACACAGTGTTCTCGATTCAAGAAACCAACGCTTCTGGCGCAGCCGGCACTCCGCTTGCTCTTGCCGACCGTGGTTTGAACATCAACTTCTTGTACACTGCTGGTTCGACTTCGACGGGTTCATCCGCCGTTTCGATCAACAACGCATCGGAAGCCGATACAAGCACGCTGAACTGCAAAATCCTCCAGCTCGACCCGACTCCGGGTAACGCTGTTGGCGCTTTTGCTAACTGGCTCGTTGTCCTCAACAACCACTTCTATCGTGGTGGCGTAACCGGCGTCTGATAAGCCAGTAGGGAGAATTCAAAATGGCTATTAATACAACCGCAATCCGCGATCTGCTCCGGCCCGGTCTAGCCGCCGTTTTTGGCGACTATCCGATGTACCCCGGTCAGTGGTCGGAAATCTTCGAGAAGCATTCATCCGATAAGGCTGTTGAAATCGAAGTCGAAGTCAAGCTGCTCGGCTTGGCTCAGATCAAGGCAGAAGGCGCCTCGACTGCTTACGGCGAAATGGGTCAACGCTATGTAACGAACTATGTAAACCGTTACACCAGCATTGGTTTCATCATCACCCGTCAGGCGATCAAGGACAACTTGTACCAATCGTCGTTCCCACTGCAGGCGAAGGCTCTTCGTCAGTCGATGGAACAGACTAAAGAAGTTCTCGGCGCATCCGTTCTGAACAACGGCTTCTCGTCGAACTTCCCAATTGGTGACGGCCAGCCACTGTTCTCGACGGCTCACCCCATCGAAAACGGTACTGTTGCCAACACCTTCTCGGTACAGGCCGACTTGAACGAAACGTCGCTTCAGGATGCCATTGTTGGCGTTCAGCGCTTCCGTGATGCTGCGGGCCTCCGCATCATGACGAAGCCTACGAAGCTCATCGTTCCAGCCGAACTGCAGTGGACCGCGACTCGCTTGCTGCAATCGCAGTTCCGCGTCGATACGGCAAACAACGACATCAACGCGATCTATAACAACTCGGCGGTTCCGCAGGGTCATCGCGTCAACATGTTCTTGACCGACACGAACAGCTGGTTCTTGCTCACCGACGCTCCAAACGGCTTCAAGCACTACGAGCGTGAAGCTCTTGAAACCGATGTCTACACGGACTTCGACACCGACAACCTCAAGGCGAAAGCCATTGAGCGTTATTCGTTCGGCTGCTCGAACTTCCGCGCAGGCTGGGGTTCACAGGGCGCTTCCTAATCGGACTCAGGGGGTGGCATCCGTCACCCCCTAACTATGGAGAAAATACATGACTCACTTCTCTGATGGTGTCCGGGCAGGCAGGAACTTTGCTAACAACGGCACGGCTTCGCAGCCGGGCGTCTACATGTCGCCGATCAATGTTTATGACATTGTTCCTGTGGCCTTGGATGCAGATGGTATCTGCGCTCAGCAGACACTGGCAGCAGCTGGCAACGCCCTGTTAAATGGCGCTCTGGCATCCGGCGGCACTGTTACCCTTGACGTTCCTCGCAACGTCATTGTTGACGCTGCTGGTGCAGCCACGGCTGTTCTGACGGTCACTGGCACCGACGTTTATGGTATTCCGATGTCGGAAGCCATTACGTTGAATGGCACGACTGCTGTTGCTGGCAAGAAGGCTTTCAAAACTATCACTCGTATTGCAGCGTCAGCTGCAGCCACCGATTTCTTCGTTGGCACTGGTGACGTTTTCGGCCTTCCGATTGACGCAAACACCCGCAACTACGTGTTGACAGCTTGGAATGGGGCATTCGTCACGACTGGCACATTCGTTGCCGCCGATGCGACTACCGCAACAACCACAACTGGCGACGTTCGCGGTACCTACGCGGTTCCCGATGCAGCAGATGGCTCCAAGCGGCTGACGCTTTGGGTATTCGTCTTTGACGATGATACTCAGACCGGCCTCTATGGCGTAACACAAGCCTAATGATTGGGGCGGCCTACGGGTCGCCCTAGTTACATGGAGATTGTAATGCGGGCGAAGAAAGATTTTCAGTTCAAGGCTAAGCATAAGAGCCCGAAAGGTGGCTTAAATGAAGCTGGCCGGAAGGCGTACAATGCAGCCACTGGATCGAACTTAAAGCGCCCGCAGCCTGAAGGCGGATCTCGTCGTGACAGCTTCTGCGCCCGAATGACCGGCATGAAGAAGAAGATGACATCTGCCGAGACCGCAAACGATCCGAATAGCCGGATCAACAAATCACTCAGAGCGTGGAATTGCTGATATGCGTGGAAAAAAAAATTTCATTGCCGAGGCTATAAAAAAACCCGGCGCACTTCGTAAGGCGCTTGGCGCTAAAGCTGGCAAGCCAATCCCTGCAGGGAAGCTGGAGGCAGCTGCTAAAGCGCCCGGTAAAATGGGCCAGCGCGCCCGCTTCGCTATGACTCTTAAAGGAATGAAATAATGCGCCCCATAACTGTAACGACATCTGACGCATCAGCTGGCACAAAAAACTCAACGTCGGTCATCATGGATTATTTTGGCAACCCGAACGTGTCTCTTCAGGTCGTAGTTACGGGTACGGTCAATTGGACTGTGCAGCAGACACTGGACAATCCAAATGCTGAAGGCGTGACACCTACATGGTTTAACCACCCAGACGCAAACATGGTCGCGCAGACTGTTGGGCGCCAAGGTAACTATGCCTATATTCCGGTGGCAGTACGCCTCCAGCAAACTTCCGGTAGCGGATCTGCAGCACTGACAGTCGTTCAGGCTGGTCTGAACCAGTAATGTCAACGGGCCTGTACAGCGGCGTATCTGGGCTGGCCCTTGGCACCGGCCTGTACAAGAACGTGTCGGGCCTGTGGGGCGGTGCCAGCGGCTTGGACGCGGGCTTTGGCGGAGGCAGCCCATTTGGCGGCGCGTCGCTGTATCTAGACTTCTTGGCCGGTGCGCCGCTTGACCCCCGCATTACGTTCTCACGCGGCAGCAATGCCACGCTGGTGGATAGCACGGGCAAGATCACTTACGCTCCGGCGAATTTGCTGCTTTATTCACAAGGGTTTGACGACGCAAATTGGACTAAATTAAACGGCACTACAACGGCAGCAAATACAACTGTTGCACCTGACGGCACAACTACCGCCGACACAATTATTGAAGCTGCAACAACAAACATTTTTGGTGTTCGCCAATCTGCATCTTTGCCTGCGGGGTCTACGGCATTTTCGGTTTATGTTAAGCCAAATGGCCGAAATTGGGTCCAATTAAATTGCGCCGCTGGCGGCTCTGGGTCTGCCTTTTTTAATATCAGCACCGGCGCTGTTGGAACCACATCCGGTGCAACCGCATCTATCTCCGCAGCAGCAAACGGCTTTTACCGCTGCACTATTGTGGTGACAGCTACTGCCGGCGCAAACACATTTGACCTTCGCCTTGCAAGCGCAGACGGCGTATTAACTTACGCCGGCAACGGTACGTCTGGCGTATTTGCATGGGGCGCACAACTCGAACCAGTAACCTACCAGACCACACCCGGCACGTACAACCCCACAACGTCAGCGGCATATTACGGCCCGCGCTTTGATTACGACCCTGTAACGCTTGCGGCAAAGGGCTTGCTGATCGAAGAGCAGCGGACGAATTTGGTCACTTATAGTGAGCAGTTTGATAACGCGGCTTGGACAAAAACGGGTTCTACCATCTCGGCAAACGCAACAACTGCACCTGATGGCACGTTGACGGCAGATAAGCTGCAAGTTGCAAACACGACAAGTTCACAAAAAAACGTCGGCCAGACTGTCGGTGCTATATCTACCACTTACGCTGACACGGTGTACGCGAAGGCGTCGGAACTTAGCTGGCTTGTCATCAACCAGTATGACGGCTCTGACCGTCGGACATGGTTCAACCTTTCGAATGGCACTGTAGGCACGACTGCTGCTGGCACTACTGCCACGATTGAAGCCTTATCAAATGGCTGGTATCGCTGCCGCGCTGTCAGGGCTATGGGGACGGGTTCAATCCAGCTAGTGCTTAACGTAGCCGATGCGGACAACAGCGCAGTTTTTGTAGGCACAGTCGGCCAAGGCATCTTCCTCTGGGGGGCGCAGCGGGAAGCGGGAGCATTCGCCACCAGCTACATCCCCACAGTTGCCAGCCAAGTAACGCGCAGCGCAGACGTTGCGACGATGACAGGCACGAACTATTCGTCTTGGTATAACCCAAGTGAGGGTACGCTAGTTGCTGAGTTCACATTCCTACCGCGAACGCTTTCGGGAACAGCCGTGATTGCTTACAACGGTAGCGCCAACGGGCGCTGGAGTTATTTCTCAAGTGCTTCAGCGCGTATGTTTGACGGAACAAATACGGCTATAGCGGGAAGCACTTCTATCCCCAATGCAATAAATAAAACCGCGTCCGCATTGTCGTCTGCTGGAATGGCTATTTCACTTAATGGAGCGGCACCCGGAACCTCGGCCTATGTAGGCACATTTGGTTCGCAGGATGCACTCAATATAGGCAGCCAAAGTGGGGCGGCCTCCATCAACGGCCACATCCGCCAAATTGCGTACTACAACACGCGGCTTCCAGACGCCACGTTGCAGGCACTCACAGCATGACCGACCTATATCTAAAAACCCTGACCGAAGGCGACATGGACGCAGCTTTGCTTGAGGCTGGCGTCATTGACGACGAGGGCAACCCAGTAAACGATTTCTTGGTTGACCAGATCGGGCCATTCACCCGCGACGACGTGGATTATCCCGACTGGCACACCAACTTGCGTGGTAGCTTCGACGAGGATCAGTTGGCTTTGCTGACGCCATTGACCGTTGAACCAACAATACCGTATAGAGTATGGGCTTAAACAGGAGTTTATTATGATCCTTCGTAGATACACAAACGCAAATGGTGACCAGCAGGAAGTTATTCTCTCAAAGGAAGATTGGGAGAAGGTGACTGAAGAGTCGCTGGAAATGATGCTTGGCTTTAAGAAGGCTCCTGCACCAAAGGCTGAGCCTGCCGCTGAAGAAGCGCCTGTTGCTGAGAAGGCCACAGCTAAGAGTAAGAAGTAATGCGTGGACGCAAAGAGTCGCGTGTGAATGAGGCCGGGAACTACACGAAACCCAACCTCCGCAAGCGCCTGTTTGAAAGTATCAAGGCCCGCGAGACTCAAGGCACGAGAGCAGGACAATGGTCGGCCCGCAAGGCCCAGCTTCTAGCTAAGTCATACAAAGCCAAAGGTGGCGGATATGCCGATTAGAAAGCCCCAGCAGTCCCTGAAGGACTGGACTGATCAGAAGTGGACTACCAAGTCTGGTAAGCCGTCCAGCAAAACTGGTGAGCGCTATCTTCCCAAGGAAGCTATAAAATCGCTGACGCCGGCTGAATATGCTGCTACAACCAAAGCCAAGCGGGAAGGTAAGAAGGCTGGAAAGCAGTTTGTGGCCCAGCCTAAATCCATCGCTAAGAAAACGGCGAGGTTCAGATGACAACTAGCGGCACGTACACATTCGGTGACACCGAACAGATTGACATTATCACCGAAGCGTATGAGCGCGTCGGTCGTAATCCCGCATCTCTGGCATCGAATGACATCGATAGTGCGCGCCGCTCTATCAATTACATGTTCTCGGACTGGGCGAACAATGGCCCTAACCTGTGGGCTGTGGATCTCCAAAGCATCACGCTTACTCCCGGAACGCTGTATTACGAGCTCGAACCGCGCACGGTTTCAATCCTTCAGGTGTACACCCGCACCACATCTGGGGGCATTAACACTGACCTGATGATGTCACCGATTAGCCGGGCGGAATACGACGCGATTCCAAATAAGGCGCAGCTTGGCCAGCGCCCGTTCCAATATTATTTCCAGCGCACCATCACTCCGCGTCTGTACATCTGGCAGGCTCCGCAGGATGCTGGCGTCACATTATTCTATCACCGCATGAAAATCCAAGAGGATGCCGGTGAGTTCACCAATAGCATGGATGCGCCAAACCGCTGGATGGAAGCCATTGCATCTGGCCTCGCAGCCAAGCTGGCTGTTAAATTTGCACCTGACCGCCTTAGTTTCCTTCAGGGCTTAGCGGATAGTTCATACGAACGCGCTGCAGCCGAAGATCGCGAAAAGGTTCCTCTGCGTATCACCATTGATCCTTGGAGCTACTAATGCAGTACGGATTCGGGCGTGGTAAAAAACATCGGACGCAACCGAAGTTTGCTGTCAAGTCGCCGCAAGGTCTTGCGATCTGCGACGGCTGCGGCTTCATGGTCCAACACGCGGAGCTGCGACAGAAGCAAGACTATCGCGGCGGATCAACTCCTGTTGGCCTCAGCTTGCGCGTCTGCGCTTCTTGCGATGACGTACCTCAGCCATATTTCAGTCGCTTACTTCTACGAGCCGACCCTATACCGTTGAAAAATCCTCGACCAGATTCGCAGGATGCGCAAACAAACGCTCAGGAAGCCATCGCTAACGAAGAATCACTCTATCTTAACATTCTATATGGACTTGCATAATGGCCAACGTAAAGATCCCTGACCTTACAGCAGCCTCAACCCCGCTTGCTGGGACTGAGCTTCTTGAAATCGTTCAGAGCAGCAACAGCCGCAAGGTGGCAGCTTCTGACATTGCAGCGTCTGCGACGAACGTCCGCACGGTTGCGACTGGTGGTACAGGTGCGGCAACGCTAACGGGCTACGTCAAGGGCAATGGCACGTCGGCTATGACCGCTGCGGCCACGATTCCATTTGCGGATCTTGCTGGGCGTGCGTTTGCTCAGCCATCAAGTACAGCTGACCAGACAGGCAACATCGCTGCCGCTACGGCTGTTACTCTTAACACTGATTTAACAGGCACTGGCATTAGTGTCGTTTCTAGTACGCAGATCACATTGGCTGCCGCTGGCACATACATGCTGGCCCCATCAATTCAGTTCGCTAACTCGGCTGGATCCGACCACACCGCCATTGTCTGGTTCCGTAAAAACGGCACCAATATCGCTAACTCTGCCACGATTATTACCATCCCAAAGGTGTCTGAAGGCGGCGCTGCTGTCTTCTCCCTGAGCTTCTTTGACACCGTCACAGCGGGCCAGTACATTGAGATAATGTGGCTTCCGAGCAATATCGCTGTGACGATTGAGCATACAGCAATAGGTGCCATCGCCCCAGCAATCCCATCAATTATTTGCCCTGTGATGCGGATCGCGTAATGATCGAGCAGCTTATCAGCCGCGTATTCTACGCCCGCAACCTTGCTCACTTTGCTCATTGGCGCGCCAAGGGTGATGGCAGCTACGCCAAGCACAAAGCGCTGGGCAAGTTCTATGACGGAGTAATAGATGCGATTGATCCGCTAGTTGAGGCTTATCAGGGTGCGTATGATCTGATCGGAGCGATCCCAGTTCCCGGTGAAATGGAAAAAGATATTCTGAAATGTCTTGAATCCGATGCCGAATGGATCGAGAAGAATCATGACAAGATCAGCAAGGGCAACCATGCCGTTGGAAATCTAATCGACACTGTTACGGGTGTATATCTTTCTACAATCTATAAGCTGCGGAATCTCAGATAATGGAAATCGACATCAATACCATAATCACCGTCATTGGCTTCATCGGCGGCCTGATAACGGTTTGGGTGAACCTGAACAGCAGACTGACGCTGCTTGAGGCGCGCCTCGGCTTTGGTGACGAGAAGTTCAACGGCATCGACAAGAAGTTTGACGAAGTGATGATGCACCTTCGCCGGATTGAAGACAAACTGGATAACAAGGCTGATCGGTGATGAAGTGGTTCCTGCTGCCTCTTGCGTTTCTGGCGCTCATGGGTTGCAAGGACCGCTATCGGTATGACTGCCAAGACCCGGAGAACTGGCAGGAGGAAATCTGCAAGAAGCCTAAGTGCATTGCCATGGGATACTGCACTGAATGGCTGATAGATACGGGCGAAGAAGAGAATGAAGCCGAGAAGTGAATGGTCGCCAGAGGAACTGCTGCGGTTCATCGTCGGCATCGTGCTGTCGCTGACACTTACATTCATCGTAGCTACTGTACTATATTCGCTGGTGTTCGTATCTCAGCCGATGGAGGGGCAATCCCCCAACGACGCTGAGTTTTTTAAGTTGATCAACCCGATAGCGACGTTCATTGTCGGGGCATTGGCGGGGCTTATGGCGGGGCAGGGCAACGGCTCAATGTCGCCGAAGACGCCGGAGAAGATTGAAGGAGAAGAAGATGAGCTTCCTAAATAGTTTCGAGAGCAAGAATGAGGGTGTCAACGACACCGTTGAGTTTGTTATCCGCGTGGCCATCGTCACGCTGGCGGCAGTTATCCTTGTGGTCGTGCTGGCGCTTGTCGTCGGCCTGTTCGTGCCCAACGACGTTGTGGACAGCACTGCCATCCTTGAGATGATTAACCCCGCGTTCCAGACCATCATCGGCGCGCTTGTCGGGCTGCTCGGCGGCCTGAGCCTGAACGCCAATGCGCGTGACAAAGAGCCTGAGCCGGAAGCGCCGCTCGAACTGGACACGCCAGAACCAGAAGCACCCAAGCCATACAGCGACCCAAACGGTACTGTCTTTATCGACACACCTGAAGATGATGATGACGACATGGAGCCTTGGGAGAAGTACCGCAACGACCTACGCTACGACGTCACCGGCGACGGTGTGGTCGACGAAAACGACTTCCCTGATTGGCGGAGTGCTGGCAAATGAGCATGATTGAACTTCAGAAGAAGATTGGCGTAACGGCTGACGGGGCTTTTGGCCCCGGCACGCTGAAGGCCGCCGCATCCTACTTCAAACTAAACAAGAACCGCGCTGCACACTTTTTTGCTCAGTGCGCGCATGAGTCGGGCAACTTCAAAGCGTTCAGTGAAAACCTGAACTACGGCGCTAAAGGTCTGCGCGGCATCTTCGGTAAATACTTCCCGACCGATGCTCTCGCCCGTGCTTATGAGCGTCAGCCAGCCAAGATTGCCAACCGTGTTTATGCTAACCGCATGGGCAATGGTGATGAAGCGTCTGGCGAAGGTTTCGCATACAAAGGCCGAGGCCCCCTCCAATTGACGGGAAAGAACAACTACCGCGCATTCGGCAAGTACATTGGCCGCGAACAAGAGATTTTGGACAACCCAGACCTTGTCGCTACCGAACTGGGCTTTGAAAGCGCCTTGTGGTTCTTCGACGCAAACAAGCTGTGGTCCATCTGCGATCAGGGCATCAATGATGCTGCAATCCTGCAGCTCACCAAGCGGATCAACGGGGGCACGCACGGCCTCGAAGACCGCAAAGCTAAGACCAAGAAGTACGCCGCTTGGTTGTAAGGAGACCTGCTATGGTTAATCTGAAGAAACTCATCCAGAAAGAAGCCGAGAAAGCAATCGCGAAGAAGGCTGTGGGCAAGATTCTGCCGATGGAAGACGCACCGAAGCTGACGACGATTGCTAAGCTAATGAACGTAAAGGGAAGGCTGGCGGTTGCAATCGCTGCTGTTACAGCTTTAGTTGCGGCTGTTTTAGAATTGATGTAAGGATCGCTCTATGGCCACCGCGATGACATACACCAGTCTGCTCGACGATCTCCGGAATTATCTGGAGCGTGGAGCAACACTGGCTACCGACCCGTCGGTTTATGTGCAGCTTCCAAGTCTTGTGGGACTTGCTGAACGTCGTCTGGCGAGAGAGCTAAAGATCCAAGGTACTGTCACTGTTGTTAATTCGACGATGACTCAGGGTCAGGCTACATACCCAAAGCCTGATCGCTGGCGCGAAACCGTCAGTATGCGGGTCGGAACCGGAACTGGCTACAACACGACGCGAGAGATCTTCCCGCGTGCTTACGAATATATGCGCCAGTATTGGCCGAATCAGACCGTCACTGGGACGCCGCGATTCTATGCTGACTATGACTATCAGCATTGGTTCTTTGCACCCACGCCGTCTGATGATTTCCCTTACGAGCTGATTTATTATGAACTACCACCGCTTCTTGGCGATGACGTTCAGACGAACTGGTTTACGGAATACGCGCCAAACGCGCTGCTATATGCCTCGCTTATGGAGGCTGCGCCGTTCCTGAAGAACGAAGAAATCATTCCAATTTGGCAGGCATTTTATGACCGTGCCGTCGCGGCACTTAACGGCGAAGACATCCGCCAGATTGTTGATCGCGGTATTGTTCGCAGGGAGGACTAATAGTGCCTAGTTTTACAAATACCTTTGGTGGCACAGTCGTCTATCCGGCTGATGTAAGCTATCGCGCTGTTGCTCTGACGGCGAACGTCACGCTGACATGGCCGACTGAGCTTGCGACCAACACAAACGTCGTATCGTCCATCATGGATGTCACACCGTCTGGCGCTGGCTTTACAATCCGTATGCCTGACGCAACTCAGGCGAGTGTCGGCCAGACCGCCCTGTTCTTCAACGTCGGCGCTTCTTCGTTCACAGTCGCTGACAACAGCGGCAACACGATTCAGACGATTGCCTCAGGTCAGGCATGGCAGATCTATCTCACGGACAACACAACCGTTAACGGTACGTGGCGTCCTATTCAGTATGGCGCTGGCACGTCTTCTGCATCCGCAAGCGCGCTGGCTGGCGCAGGCCTCAAGGCGATTACCACGACGCTGAATCAGGCGGCTCCAACAACATTGCTCTCGGCTAACTACACGCTCACATCCGTTGACCGTGCCCGTGTAATCGTCTGGAATGGCGGCGCTGGCACGTTCACGCTGCCGTCCGCTGCGACCGCTGGCAATGATTGGTTCTTTGACGCACGCAACTCAGGTACTGGTGGCCTCACGATTCAGCCTGCCGGCGGTGAGCTGATCAACGGTCAGGCCAATTTAGTATTTAATCCCGGCGATAGCGCACGCATCATCACTGACGGGATTAACTTCTACACGATTGGCTATGGTCAGAGCGCGACGTTCTCGTTCGATTATGTATCGATCAGCCTGACTGGCCAGCCCAGCCCGTACACGCTGTCTGGCACGAACCTGAACCGCATCGCCTATCAGTTCAGCGGCATCTTGACCGCGAACATGGAGATCATTGTTCCCAACACGATCCAGCAATACTGGATTCGGAACACTACGACCGGCAGCTACACTCTAACCGTGAAGACCTCCGGTGGAACGGGCGTTATCATTGTTCAGAACGGGGCATCTATCCTGTACTGCGACGGCACGAACGTCGTTCAGGCAGAGACTGCAAACCTCAGCGTCCCTGTCGCTATAGCTCAGGGTGGTACAGGTGCAACAACGGCTGGAACTGCTCTGGTCAATCTTGGCGGAACATCGCTTGGTATCGGCATCTTTACCGCCACGAACGGCGCTACGGCACGCGCTTCTATTGGTGCGGCGGCATCTGGCGCGAACTCCGACATTACATCCCTGTCGGGCCTCACGACGCCTCTGAGTGTACCTCAGGGGGGCACTGGTCTTACAACAACCCCTTCTGATGGTCGTTTGCTTATTGGTAACGGCACTAACTATACACTCGCAAATTTAACAGCAGGCGCTGGCATTAACATCACGAATGGCGCTGGCTCGATAACAATCGATAGTACGGGTGTTACGGCTTATCCCGGCGCTGGTATTCCAGTCAGCACTGGAAGTGCGTGGGGCACGTCATACGCCACCAGCGGCACTGGTACTACGATTGCGCTTTCAGCCAGTCCCGCCCTTACTGGCACGCCGACCGCACCGACGGCAGCTGCTGGTACGAACACGACTCAGATTGCGACGACGGCATATGTCGTCGGAACAGCCTTCTCCTCTGCGCTTCCGGGTCAGGGCGGTAACGCCGGGAAGTTTGTTACCACTGACGGCACGACAGCCAGCTGGAGCTTCGTCCCGCTCACGTCTGGCGTGTCCGGCATACTTCCTGTCGCGAACGGAGGCACGGGGGCTTCGACTGCGGGCGCTGCGCTTACATCCCTTGGTGCGACCACAATAGGTGGGAATATCTTCACGTTAACTAACCCAAGTGCAGTTACGTTCCCACAATTTAACGCTGACAATACTGTTTCCGCTTTGGATGCAGCGACATTCCGCGCAGCAATCGGTGCTGGAACTAGCTCTTCTACAGGGACAGTCACATCAGTATCTGGCACTGGCACAGTCAACGGCATTACGCTTACAGGTACTGTAACCACGTCTGGTTCACTGACCCTTGGCGGCACTCTTTCTGGTGTTGATCTCACAACACAGGTCACAGGCATCCTGCCTGTAGCTAATGGTGGTACTGGCGCATCTACTTTGACGGCAAATAATGTTCTCTTAGGTAACGACACCAGTGCGGTTCAGGTAGTTGCTCCGGGGGCTTCTGGGAACTTGCTGACAAGCAACGGCACGACATGGACATCCGCAGCGGCTCCATCGAGCGCGGTGCAATACCCACAAAACAGCCAGTCAGCCAACTATACGCTGGTTCTGGGCGATGCGGGTAAGCAGATATTTCACCCTGCGTCGGACCTTGTTTCGCGTACATACACCATTCCGTCTAATGCCAGTGTTGCGTTTCCGATTGGAACCGTTGTGTTGTTTACGGTGGAAAATGGCGGCGCTTCGATTAGCGTGGCGATCAATAGCGATACGTTGGTACTCGGTTCCGGCGTTACGGGTACTGCGCCGGTATCGCCTAACAACACGCTGATGGCTATCAAAGTCACCGCGACGAAATGGATGGCGAACTATTTAACTCAAGATGTTCCTATTGCGCCGTATGTGTTTGCCGTAGCACACGCTGATGCTGGCATATACCAAGCTGCTTATCCTTTCACCAGCGGCGTTGGATTTGGGACTAGGTACGCTAATCCAGCTACCACAATAAGCGGCGCAGCACTCTCTATTGATTTTGCACCCAGCGGTAACGCGGTAGCTTTTGGAACCAATACAAGCCCTTACTTGGACGTGTATAGATGGAGCGGAAATGGGTATGGCACTAGATACTCAGACCCCGCAGTGCTACCCCCTTTTAATTGTGTTTCCGTCGCTTTTTCTTCTCAAGGGAATGCTATCGCAACGGCAAACAGCACAGCTAGCCCTCTGATTAATGCTTGGCAGTGGGACAGCCAGACTGGATTTGGCACTAAATATAGCAACCCAGCAACGGCTCCTTTTACCGCCACCCGTGCGATAGTCTTCCACCCTTCAGATACTGCTGTCGCTGTATCTAACAGCAATTCACCATTCATAAATGCTTATGCTTGGACCAGTGCTTCAGGCTTTGGCACTAAATTCGCCAACCCAGCAACTCTGCCTGCTGGTGGTCCGCAAAGTGGGACGCCAAAAAGCATTGCCTTTAGTCCTGCCGGTGACGCGGTTGCAATCGCGCACACGACAACTCCGTTTGTAACGGTGTATCCTTGGTCTGGATCAGGGTTTGGCACTAAGTTCGCCAACCCAGCAACTTTGCCAGTATCAAACGGCTTTGGCGTAGCGTTTTCGCCAGCGGGCGACGCTATAGCGGTAACAAATGGCGGCTCTCCTGCGGTCACTGCCTATCCTTGGAACGGTTCTGGTTTCGGCACAAAATACTCTAACCCAGCAACGCTTCCAACAGGATCATACTCACCTGCCTTTTCACCAAATGGAGACACTTTAGCGGTAGGTGATGTTGGTTCGCCTTTTATTCGCGCTTACCCTTTTAATAGCGCAACTGGTTTTGGGACCATATACGCTGACCCGGCTACTCTACCAACTGCAGCCGCCAACGACATATCATCCACATACAACTTCTAAGGCATCAAATGATTTACACTCAACTCAGCGACGATTACAAATATGACGTACTTGCGGACGCTATGTACGCCCGTGAGGTTGAGCATTTCCATTACGACTTTGACCGCAAAAACTTTGAGTATCTTTTGGCAAACGCTACGGATAACGAGTTTGCGGCGAACGTAGCAGAACGCCTCGACACCACACGCAAGCAGATGGGTAACGTGGTTTCTATCATGGCTGCATTACGAGAGCAGATCGACAATCAAGCCGCTTATGACGCAGCCGTCATTCGCGTAACTGCCAAGCGGGAAGCAAAGGAAGCAGAATAATGTGGTATGTCCAAGCCCAAGGCGACACTTTCATACGGCACATCTTTGATGCAGAGCCGACGCAGTGGGACGCGGATAACTATTGTTACGCCCGCCGGCTGACCGACGAGCAGGCAGCGCATTTCGGCGTACACAAGAAGCAGATCGTCACGCCACCTTACTTTGACCCCGCGACGCAAGTGCGCGAGGAAGGCCCAGCACTGTTGATCGATGGCATCTGGACCCAGAACTACATGGTGACAGACCTAGACGCAGACGCATCGGCGGCAAAGGTCGGTGCGCAATGGGCTGTGATCCGCGCTGAACGTAACAAGCTACTGGCAGCCTGCGATTGGACACAGCTACCTGATGCCCCAGTAAACGCCGCTTCATGGGCTACATACCGCCAAGCGTTGCGCGACATAACCACGCAAGCTAATCCGTTTAACATCGTATGGCCTGAAGCGATCATCTAATGACGCTCATCCCTGTCAACGTCAAATCAGAAGCTGGCATCAAGCGCGATGGCACGAAGTTCGAAGGGAACTTCTACGTTGACGGACAGTGGGTTCGGTTTCAGCGCGGGCTTCCGCGTAAGATCGGTGGGTATCGGCAGATCACGAACTTCGTCGAAGGCGTTGTCAATCAGTTCCACCTGCAGTCTCTGAACAACTTCACCTACACCCATATGGGCTATGGTGAGGGCCTGCAGCGCATGACAATCGATGTCACGGGCAGTACAAGCTCTTTGGTTTCACGCGCACCTACGACGTACACAGGCGGCCCAGAATTCATGTGGCAGTTCGACGCGCTCTATGACGGCGCTGGTAGCTCAACTGTTCTTATCGCACACGCTACAGATGCTGCGCTGGATATTTCTACCGGCACAGATTACCCCGCCTATCTCGGCGACATATATGCCACGACGCCCTTGACGCCAATCCCGACAGCTGGCGTGAGCGGTGGGGTTGTGGTGCTGCACCCGTATCTGTTTCTGTTTTCCCAGAACGGATACGTGAAGTGGTCGGATGCAAACGATCCCACGAACTTTACGACCGGCGACGCGGGTGATGCGTTCATTGCATCCTCGAAGATTGTGCGCGGGCTTCCGCTGCGTGGCGGTGGTCAGAACCCTGCCGGCCTTTTCTGGACGCTCGATAGCCTTATCCGGACCTACTACACGGGTGGCACGGATGTGTTCGCGTTCGATACGATCAGCTCATCATCGTCGATCATCGCGGCCAATAGCGTCATCGAGTATGACGGGATTTACTTCTGGGTCGGTGATGGCCGGTTCATGATGTACAACGGTGTCGTTCGCGAAGTGCCGAACAGCCTGAACATCAACTATTTCTTCGATGGCCTGAACCGCCCGTATGCGAATAAGATCTTCGCCTATAAGGTTCCGCGATTCGGCGAGATCTGGTGGTGCTATCCGCGTGGCGATGCGACTGAATGCACGCACGCTGTAATCTATAACTTCCGTGAGCAGACATGGTACGACACGGAGCTGCCGAATTTGGGTCGTTCTGCTGGCATCTATGCTGGTTCTCTGAACCGTCCGATTCTTGCTGGCGTCAACCCAATAAGTCCCGGCGTTCCTGACATCCGCATAACGGAAGGTAGTGATACGCGCATTACTGAAAGCGAAGCAATTCGCGTCGTCAGCAATGGCCCGGATCGCTACCGCATTTGGCAGCATGAGTTTGGTGTGGACGAGATTGATGGCGCGCAGATCAATGCGGTCGAGAGTTATTTCGAGACGGGTGATATATCGTTGCTCACTAGCGATAATCCGCGCAACCGCTCCATTCACGTTGAGATGATTGAGCCTGACTTCGTGCAGCAGGGCGACATGACCGCGCAGATCACCGGCAGAATCAACGCTCGTGCGCCTGAAGTCTTCGGCCCACTGCATACATTCCCGGCTGTGGCGAATGAGAAGTATGAGCAGCAGGTGTTCTTTAAGGAGCAGCGGCGTGAGCTTCGCTTTAAGTTCAGTTCGAACACGGTCGGCGGGGACTATCAGATGGGTAATATCATAGTCCACATCGAAGCTGCCGATGGCAGATACCAGTCATGATTGGCGTCGATCCTCGCGGAATTGACAGCTTTATTGATTGGGCTGATTATATGTATCCTGATCTTGAGCAGTATGGCACTGTCGTTAAGATGATGCCCGGCGGAAACTGGCAGGATTGGGCGGCTGGCTTGCTGGCTGTAAACAAAATAGCTGAGAGTAGCGCCCCTAATCCATATCAGTTTGATGACTGGAAACTTTGGGCAATGCGGTTTATACAGACGCTGAATAGCGGCGGGAGTGGTTCGTAATGTTTGAAGATTATTACCTTGACGATCCATACATGCAGCAGTCTTTGATTGACGCTGGGTATTACACGACATCTGACGGGCCCATGACAACTGAAGCCGAGACCGTATCAGGTATCGGTTCTCCTGCTGCTACCACTGCGGCTACTAATCCTGCTGCTACTACGGCTGCTACCACTGCGGCAACTACGGCTAATACCACTGCTACTACTAATCCTGCTGCGACATCTGGTAGTCAAAATTTGACATCCGAGCAGCTTGCGGACCGGAGGGCTCAGGCAAATACGCTTCCTCGCGGAACCTATTTTTTAGCACCTACTGGTGGCAGTGGTGAGACAACTGGCTTTGAAACTGCCGGCCAACAGAGCAACTCCTTCCAATACCGAGGCGGCCCTGTTCGTGTTGTAGACTTCAATGGTAATGTCCTGTTCAGCGGGGAAGGCGCCGAAGGCGCTGTGGCAGCAGCTCGGTTTGCACAGAACCTAAGTAATACTCAAGGTTCAAATGCCTCATGGATTATTGAAGAAGGTGAGCGGACGATTAACCCAGACGGTTCCGTGGGGCCTATGCGCTGGATTTCAGGGCCATCCACCCGTTCCGCAGGCATGGGCACCTTTGGTGACTTAGTTGCATTCCTTCTGCCGATTGCCGTTGCAATTGCCGCCGGCCCCTTGGGTCTCGCCGCACAAGTTGCTATGGCTGCTGGCGCAGGCGCTGTTGGTGCCGTCGTGTCAGGCAATGACCCGCTCATGGGAGCTTTAATTGCTGGGGCAAGCGCGGGCATAATGAACGTATCTGGCGCTAACGAGGCCATAAGCGGTATCATTAGGGACGCGAGTAATGCGATTACAAGTAGCTTGGCACAGGAAGGTATAAGGGCAGGCGTTGAAGAGGCTACTGAACAGATTGTTGTCAGTGGCCTAACTACACTTGCTCAAAACGTGGGCACTGCCGCAGGCACTGCTGTAAGCAACGCTTTGTTGTCTGAAGCCGTGACTAGTGGAGCTGAAGCCGCGACTAGTGGAGCTGAAGCCGCGACTAGTGGAGCTGGTGAGGCTACTGAACAGATTGTTGTCAGCGGCCTCACTGAACTTGCTCAAAACGCAGGTACTGTCGCAGGCAACACCTTATTGTCTGAGGGTATTGCAAACCTTGATAACTTAGTGAATTCGACTGAATTACAACAGGCGGCGGATGCGGAGGCGGCGCGTGATTCTAACGAAGACATAGTTGTTAATGCTAGAGATAATCTTACTGATGTGGTCTCTGGAATTGGTACCAGCGGTACTACGCTGCTTGATAACTTAGTGAATTCGACTGAATTACAACAGGCGGCGGATGCGGAGGCGGCGCGTGATTCTAACGAAGACATAGTTGTTAATGCTAGAGATAATCTTACTGATGTGGTCTCTGGAATTGGTACCAGCGGTACTACGCTGCTTGATAACTTAGTGAATTCGACTGAATTACAACAGGCGGCGGATGCGGAGGCGGCGCGTGATTCTAACGAAGACATAGTTGTTAATGCTAGAGATAATCTTACTGATGTGGTCTCTGGAATTGGTA